TGCCTTGGGCCAACATTGACACAAATCCGCCCAGAATTTCGGGGTTCTGGGGGGATTTGAAGACGAATGTGGCGTGCGTGAGGCCGTCTTCAGCATCTATTTCGATGTGGACACAGCCTCCGTTTACTGTCTGGATTGCCATTAGCCGTGATAAGCAACACCAATGTGAGGGACAATGCTTGGTGTGCCAGAACTGATTGATGCAAGGCGCATACGTATTTTGTTGCAGGGTTTTCCGGTATAGAAATAGATATATTGGCCGTCGGAGTTAATAGTTTTGCTGGTATCTAGTTCGTACCAGTTGGCGCCACCGTTGAAGTTAGTCTCGAAGGCGAGGGTGAAGTTGGCGCCGCCAGTTACTGTTGCGGCGAAAGTAAACTCGCTGCTGTCGGCGTGGACCTCTAGGGCGTCGTTGACGGATGTAAGCGGGGTGGACTCGTGGTATTCCACGAGATTGGTGCCGCGAGAGATTGTCAGGGCCATTACTTTCTCCGTTTCTTAGCCGTTTTGGCGGCTTTCTTGAAGTCTGATGCAGTTGGGGCGCCTTTGCTGCCCGGTTTGCGCATCTTTTCGCCCGAGCCAGCCTCGATGCGCTTGCGTTTGGCGTTGATATTTGCGTACAAGCCTTTTTTCTTGGGTGCCATGGTTACTTCTTGCGTTTTTGGGCGGCTTTTTTCGCCTTGCGGGCGGTGTCATAAGCAATAGCGGCGGCTTGCTTTTGGTCGTAACCCTCCTTCACCAGCATCCGAATGTTTTCGGAAATGGATTTCTGGGAATAGCCGCGCTTTAGTGGCATCGCACCAGTGCTTTGTTGCAGTCTACGTGGGTTAGTAGAGGCGATAACTGGTTTGGCCCATGCTGCCGGCCTTGGCAAGGTTGAATTGTTGTAGGCATAAATACCCGAAGGCGTCGAAGGCGTGGTCCACGCCTAGGTTTTTATTCGGGAGACCCGTTCCAGGGGCGTAGGTGAGGGTGCGGAGGGATTTGATCAGTTCCTTGCAGCGGGGGTGGATGTAGGTGCGGCGTGTTCCAGTCGCATCGAGTAGGGCGGTGTTGACGGCGGTGATCTTGTCGCGGATTTTCCAGGGGGCTTTTGGACTGGAGACGTTGAAGCCGCTGCGGCGGAGGATGTTGTGGTCCGTTAGACCCACGCCGCTGGTTTTGCGGGCGCCGCCAGTGGGGTCCGGGCAAGCTATTACGCGGCGATCCACGCCGAAACGGCGGGTAACTTCTTCGGCGAAATCCCAGGTGGTGGCTCCACCCGTCAGCATGATTTCGTCGAAGACGTACAACGTGTCGTCTTTTTTGACTGCGCAGATGCCCGACATGGGATCCACGTTGAAGTCCACCCCAAGGAGTAGTGGTAAGACGGAAATGTCGGCGGATTCTGTGCTGATGTTGGCGTCTCCAAATGAGACAGCAACAAGACCGCTGAGATTCTCGAAGCTCGCCTCGAACTCCTGGCGGAATGTGCGGGCGTCGAGTTGGCCTCTCGCGGCTTCAATCTCTTCCGGGGGGACGTTATCGCCTTGGATTGTGGTGAATTGCCAGCGGCTCCAGTTGTCGTCGCCGCTATCCGCGTATTGCCAGAGTTCGTAGAACCAGCTAGCAGTACCATCCGGGGTGGAGATGAATAATGCCCAGCCTTGTTTGTCGGCCAAGGCGGGGCGGATCACCTCAAACCAGACTTCGCTGGACATGAAGGCGGCTTCATCGAGCACCACGCCAGCAAGACTTCTACCTCGGAGGGCCATTGCGTTTTCCGTGCCCTTTAGTTCGATTGTTGAGCCATTTACTAGCTCCAGCTTGAGGTCGGTTTCGTTTTTTGACTTGATCCAGGCCTTCGGGACCAGCTTTTTCATCACCTTCCAGGCGATGTCTTTTGCCATTCGGTAGGTGGGGGCGGCGTAAAAGAAGGTTTCGCCGGGGCGTTCGATCGCTCCACGCAATAATTCGATGCAGGACAGGTAGCTTTTGCCGAATCGGCGGCCTGCAACCAACACCCGGAAGCGTTTTCGGCTGGAAAATACCTCGCCCTGGGCGTATCTGAGGGTGAGTGCTCCAGCAGAATCGGGCATTTTTATCTGGGGGGTACCTTCTAGTGTATTGCAGGAATCGCAACCCCTCCCCCCTGTGTAACAGAGGAAGGAATTGGGGTTATATGTGTAGGTTCAGAGGGACTGGCACACGGCCGCAGCGATCCGCAACCCGCCCCCGGGCTGGTACGCCTGTTCTGTAGTGCGGTTGTACTAACCCGCGAGCAGCCGGCGCACGGTGGAGCGGGAGCAGCCGAGCCGGTCGGCGATAGCTTGCTGAGTGAGGCCGGCGCGACGCCAGCGGCGGGCGCGTTGCTGGCGGGACTCGCTGGCCCACGCCAGCACGATTAGGGGGAGCAGGAGCAGCGCCACGAGCAGCGCGGCAGCGGTGGTGATAGTGGCCATGGGGTGTGCCTGTACTACTCTCTTATTGTAGTACAGCAGACCCGCTAGGCGGGTCATACTGTAATACACTGTAACATCAGCAACGCTGATCAGTCGTCGCCGTACACTCGCTCTGCGCAGAGCGATGCCGCAAAGCTGTAACCCTCGTGGCGCACCATGCAATCTTGGTGTTCGAAGTGCCGCGCGATGCCGGCACCCGTTGCGATCACGCCAAGCGTGGCGGCGATACTGGCAGTCAGCAGCAGAGCAACGGCAGAGAAGGAGAGGCGATCGTTGTTCATGGTGGGATGGTTTCCCTTGACTCCTACAGTATAACACTACAGCCGCCGACCGTGGCCAGCAGCTGCAACAATCCGTAACATTCTCATCGTCCGAGCACCACCAGCCGGCAATAGGCAGCCGATCGCCCGGCAGACTCGCATCGTGCCAGCTGGGCTGCGTTATCGGCACCCATAGCGAGAACACCGCAGGCGGTGAGCACAGCGGCCAGGGTGAGAAGGCGGGATGACATGGGGGAGCGTGGTGAGCTTGCCTCTCATTGTTGCACACTATCGGCCATGGCGCCAGGCGGGAGCCGTGCCAGCCGTAACGTCTACCGGCGGGTAGTGGTTCAGCTGTACTAGTCCGCTTGGCGCCGATCTTCAACCACGATGGAGAGCGAGGGCTGCTGCTGACTGGCGACTTCCTGCGTTAACTCTCCAGCTGCTCGCCCAAGGCTATCTAACAAGTGACACGCTACTTGATAGTTTCCCTTGCGAATTGCCTTTTTAAGTACAGCTAACCGTGATGCGGTGATAATGTTCAACATTTCAGTGCGATCTTCTAATCTTTCCTGCTTCAAAAGCTCCATGGCTTTTGAGATGTCGTCGTGAGCAGTCCTAATAGAGATGTTGAAGCGAGACGCGACGAGCTCAGCATTGGCGCGCCTAGTGTTCCCCTCCAGCAGCAGCGAATAGGCGTAATTGACTCGCTCATCCATGCGGGCCTGCGTGCTGCGTCCACCGCGCCACCGCTTTGACTCATCGTTCGCCACGGTGAGCGGTTCTTTCTTTACACCCTGGCCTTCAGATTCCGGCACGGTTAGGATCACAAACCCATTGGCCCCATGCTAACCTCCCGCGCCAACAAAAAAGCACCGCCGAAGCGGTGCGGACTGAGCGAAGCGAAGGCCGCTCAGTAAGACGGCAAGACAAAAGCAACGGTGCAGGAGCCGACCGGACGAAGCTCGAAGCCCTCGCCGTGCTCAAACGTCCGGCACCGGCAGCCGGTAAGACCTAGCGCAGCCTTCGCCGCTATGATCACGCTTCGCCGGCTGGCATCCTGCGGTAACGCCAGCTGATCACGCCGAACCCAGCTGTAATTCGCTTCGCCGCCGAAAGTATCGGTCAGCTCAACGTCCCAAACGGTCAGAGTTTGCAGCATCGCTCAGAACCCCAGCGCGTAGGTATCGGCATCAATGCTGTGACAAGTGAGAGCCTGCCACTCAACACCGGCCTTACCGGCTGCGCGCAGTGCCGCGGTGATGGGTCCCTCTTCAAACGTGGCAGACCCGCGCCAGGTAGTATCTGCATCGCGTTTGATAGTGGCGAGCCAGCGGGAACCGCGTCCGCCAGCGGTGGGTCCCGAATAGCGAACGACCGCACAAGCGCGCGAGCCACTCACGTGGGTTCCTGTCCAGTGGAATGTGTTGTCTGTCATGGGTGAGCCTTGGTAGGGTTTGCTCTGGTGTGCAAGTGTAGAACCGGAAGCGGCCAGCCGTCAAGTGCCAGGGTTGCCGTTAGCGTCCAGGTCAATCCTTAGCGTCATGCCGGAAGCGCCGAACGTATCAGCAGCGTGCCAGCGCGTGATCGCCCAATCCGCGAACAGCTGGGCATCGCACAAACGGTCAAAAGTGCCGGACTCAAACCAAGACACTTCCACCGTGCCCTGATACTTACCCGCGCGGCGGATCCACTGATCACGCGCCAAGACTCGGAACGTGGGCAGATCATGCCGAGACTCTGGCAGCTGTTCCACGCTCAGCCATGCGGTGCGGATGTATTCGGCATCCGCTGCGCGGTTGCTGCGATGCCATACCGTCTCAGATTCCAGCGATGCGAGGCCCGCGCAGTGCTGCACGTCACCCCAGCAGGCCGTCTCGCGTTTGGTGGTTTCGGTAAACATGGTGTGAGCCTTGGTAGGGTTTGCTCTGGTGATACTGTAGCACTTCAGCCGTCGGCGTCAACCGGCTGACGTTCGAGCTCAGCCCAGCGCGCTTGCTTGGCTTCCCATGCGGCCTCGCGAGCCTGCACCAGCTGATCGTGTTCCAGTCGCTGCTGAGCGATGGTGGCGCAAATGTCGTAAATCAGCTGGGTAATGTCGTCCGCTGCAGCGTTGAACATCCCGCACCACGTTTCACCATGGTTTGCCGTGGTTTGCTCCAGGAAATCGTCTTGGCTGGAATCGGTGCACTCGGTTTCGCTGGCATAGTGTGAGACTGCATCGCGTGCCAGCAGCAACCGCTGGAGCTTGTGCGTAAGGTTGCGCGGCTTGGCTGCAGCATCGTGCACCGCTTTGCAGGCTTCTGTGTGAGCTTGCTCCAGCTGCTGGTAAGCAGGGTCTGCCTGGCTCAGCTTGCGAGTTGTGGTGAAGTCGTTTGCCATGGTGGGAAGGATCTCCCTAGGTGTTCAGCCCCAAGCATGACAGCAGCACCAGCCGTAACCCTCCCTACTGTTACACTTCTTCAAACGGTCGGCGCCGGTTGACCTTGGTGGTATTGTGCAAGGGTACAATCCCCAGCCTTCACCA